AGAATCATTAATATACAGATTCAATGTTGGGACAGTCATTAGTGTATTAACTTTTATAACAATTTTATTAGTTGTCAATGGCTTTTCATACATTGCAGAAATACTCTTTGATGAAGAATCAGAAACAAAGTACTTATATGGATTTATATCTGTAGGTAGTGCATTCTTAAGAACTGCAACTGGCGGTGAGGAAAGAAAGAATGAAGGGTTTTGAATAATTGGAGTAACTGGCATATACTTGTTTCCAAAAAATCCATCGCTAAGTGTTTCTGAGTTGAGCACCTTAGAAGCAATTCTTCTGTATCTAGGTTGAAATTCACACTTTACATCTCCAGATGGGACGTAAGATTCTCCTGGACGGAAGTATGTAAACACGCTATCTGTTGAAAATAGTGATCCATTTTGATAATCAAAGAATGTTGTCTCATATATTTCTGGCTCAGTAAAAAAGACTGTAGGATTTTCTGTTTCTTCAGCAAACCTATTTGCATTAATAGTATATACAAAAGAAGAAAACGCACCTGATGTTTTTGATCCACCAATGTAAGTTATAACCTTTGTCCATCCTAAAGAGCTTGCCTCTACTTGCTCAGAGCCAAACTGTGAGTCTGAACCTTTTGCATATGCATTAAGCATAACTGGCATTGAGCTATTGGTTTTTACATAGGTAATTATCTTGTATGCTGATCCAGATAATCCAGATACTGTATAGGATACAGATCCAGTACCGCTTGACATTGTAAACTTTTTTGTTGTAAAATTTTCTTTTGCTTCAGAAGTTAGAGCATCGCTGTAGGTAGAAGCTGGAGTTCCAGATATCTTTGCGCCAGTTCCTGCAGTCGTAATGTATGGCTGATTAAATAAGTTATGATTCCACTCAGCAGATACTACTGGCAATAATTCTATTGAGTCTGAATTTTCAAATACCTCTGAGTCTACATTACTGAGCATTATATCTCCGTAAACTCAATACTCATATCAACATAGTCTGTATTTTTTGTTCTGTTAATAATTGTTTTAGAAAAATCAGTCATAAAAACATTGTATATTTTTGATCCAGTGGCGTTTGGACGAGCAGCTGATGCTTGAGCAGAAATAGCAGTAGACTCTTGTGAATTTGTATAACTAGCGGTATTGAGTCCAGACAACTCTGCTGATGTTTTAAAATTATTGCCTGAAGAGCTTGGAACATTTCCCACTGTTGGCTCTGTGTTGTGTTCAGAGCTAATAACTTTTAGATATATTGGAATTGCAGCATTTGCTTTATAAAATGACTCAAGCCAACCCGCAGCATAGTTAATATCCGCATTCTGTTCTTGTTGATCAATAATTAAGTTAGTTACTGATGGAACAAATTTCCAAGATGTTGAAATTTTATTTTTTTGAGCAATTACATATTTTCTCATTTTGCCATTAGCCATTCTTGACTGTGACTCAATGAGTTCAACTGACATTTGAATTGGCTCTCTGTTGTGGTCTGTAAGCTTATACCACGTAGTGCCATCTATTGATAAATGTATACCTGACTGAATTAAAAATGCCATTATATATTAACCCTATTACTCTTATTATTTTTATTAAGCTCAACCTTAAGTCTACGCATAACTTCGTTTGCAACTCCTTCTGGACTTGCAGCGTTACTTGTTATAGGCATATTTATATTATACACGGTACCGCCAGAATTTGTACTGATATCTGCAGTTCCATTATTTACTGCATTCATTGCAGCAACTCCATAATCTTTAACAGATGAAGCCTTTACAACAAACTCTCCATTTGATACACGGATTGATCCACCACCTGCATATCCAAGAGTTGCTCTAATTGAGTCGGAGCGTCCTGTGCCAGGACCCTTTATAAGACCTCCATTGGCCTTTTTAACAACCTTTTTAGGTGTCTTTGGAAGTTGTGCCTTCTCTGACTTAGTTAGCTTAGCACCATCCTGAATCTCTTTTTTGCGTGCCGTCAATTTATCAATTGGCTCTTCCATAAGATTTAGCTGGGTTTGTCTATCAAATTCTTGTTGAGCTTGAACAGACTGTCTTGTAAGCATTGCTGCTTGAATAAAGTTACCCGTCAACTTTGCAGTTGTTGCTTGGGAAGCAAGGTCTTCTAACTTGTTAATCAAATCTAATTCTCTTTGAATTTCATCATTAGCTTTTTTCTGAGCTTCTTGCTTTGCCTTTAAAGCATCAATTTGCTTATCTAGTATCTTAAGATATCTTTCTTCATCTGTAAGCTTTTTACCGCTACCAGTTCCGTCATCTAAATTTTGGAAGTCTTTAGTTCCTGGTGTAGTTCCTGAGCCTTTCTTTAAATCGTCTTCAAACTTTTTGGCTGCTGCATTAATTTCAGCTATAGCTTTGTTCCAGTTAAGTCTTGCCGTATTTTTTTTCATCGCATCTTCTGGACCAAAAACAATAGCAGAGTTAAGAATTTTAAATGAGTCTGCTAATACTAGTGCAGCTCCTGCTAATCCTAATGACTGTGCCTGAAGAATCTTCATTCTTGCTCCAGTGTCTGTCATTCCAGCTGTTGCTTTTTGTATGTTTTCTGGTAATTTTTTAAATACAGCATCTAAGACAAGTATTTGTTCTGGTTTTGGCATTGTTGCAATAGAGGAGCTTATTCTTGCAAAACCTTGAGCAAACTGATCTGCAGAGATAGTTCCATTTTCTAGCTGTGCTCTTAATCCATTCATGAATCCTGTAGCTGCATCTGCTGCAAGCTTTATGTTTGCTCTAGCTCCATCCGAGAATTGATTAACAACCTTGTTGGTTTGACCTATTCTTTGTGCATAAACCATTGTTTGAGTAATGCCTTCGTCAACCTGATCTAAGATGGCATTAAAGTTTTTGTCAAAGTTTAAAACTCCCTCATCAGTTGAAAGATCAACATTGGCAAAGTTAAATTTAAAGTCAGTCTTTCCAGACTCTTCTTGCAAAGCCTTTATAATTAAATCTATTTGCTCTTTAGCAAAACCTGAACCACGAAGCTGAATGGCAATAGAATCAAAAACTAGCTTTGCTTGCTCATTAGTTCCTTCTCTTAATGACTTAATATCATTCTTAAAGTCTTTTTGGAATGCCTCATTTTGTTGCAACCCATCAATTGCATCCTGCTCTTGTGCATTTGCCCCAGTTGTGGCTACGGCATTATCTCTAGATAAGAAATCAAGCTTTTTAGGAACTATACCAAAGAAGTCTCCAAGAGTTTTTAGCTTTTTCTCAGATACTAGTGCTGCATCTCCAAGACCTTCAATAGCTACACGCTCACGTTCTTTTGCTGCATTAACAAGTTTAACTATACCAACTGTTGCTGCTAAACCTAAAGCAACTAGTTTAAATGGTCCTGGCAATAGACCTAATACCATTTTCAGTGCTTGGAATCCAAATACCGCTGGCATAATTTTTTGTGCAAGCTCTCCCATTTTGCCAGGTAAGAATGCTGCTGCTATCATTGCAGAGTTTCCTGCCATACCAACTGCTGCTCCACGTCCTGCAAACTTTGATCCAACCTTACCTGCTGCGCCCTTAACCCTTGACATTCTGGTTTGTTTTACAGGTGTTGTTAGTGGAAGAAAGTTGGTTCCAGCTGGTGCATTTGGACCAATTCCAGCAGGTCCTTGTTTTCTTGATGCTTTGCCAGACTTTGTTCCAGAAACAACAGCGTCTCCAAGGGCTTGTCCTGCCTTGTTAGCATCTTTCTTTTTAGACTTTACGCCATCTGCTAAACTTTTTCCTGCATTTGCTCCTGCATCACTCATCTCTTTGGATGGAGACGAAATACGAAGAGCTGATCGTGCACCACTAATAAGTGCAGATGTAGCTGATTCAACTAAGCTTTTTCCCTTAAGTGCAAAGTCTTTTGCTACCAAAGCTGATATTTGAACTGCGCCTCGTCCACCGTAAGCTGCTTGTCTTTCTCCTGCTTTTTGATTTAAGAAGCTAACTTTGTTTGAGCTTCTTGGTCTTCCAGTAGCAGTATCTCTAGCAACTCCTCCGCCTGTTCCTGCAGGTGCAACAACAAACTCACCAGTTCCTGACTTTATCATAGCTGCTAAATATTTACGCTTTGCTTCTAATATTTGCTTTTCTGTTGTTAGTCCAGACTGCTTAAGTTTTGCTAGTTCAGTGTCTACTTTTGAAAGTCTTTCATCAGCAATCATTCCTGCTTGCTCTACAGTAATTCTCTTACCGTCAATTTTAATTCTAGCATCTGCCAGCAATCCTTCAGTAATTGCTTGCTTAGCGTTTGCTCTCATGTAATCAATTCTTGATTTAGTTGCACCGTTTGAGTCTTGTAGTAAAGCTCTTGCAGTTGCACCTTCTCTAGATAGCTGCTCAAGCTCTACGGTGTGCTTTTGTGTTGAAACCTTGTTTTCTCTCAGAGCTACAGCTGCTTGATCTCCTGCTTCGGCCAAAGCATCTAGTGTAAAAGGCTCTCCCTTAACACCAATTGCATTAAACATTGTATTTCTTGAACCTGTGCCAAGAGTTGTTGTACCACCGAAAGATCTTCCACCAGCTAGTACAGCATTGTCATCCTTGACTGAACCAACCAACTCTTCTTGACTCTTTACTAAATCATATCCTTCGCCATCTACTTTGTTTGTAAGCTTAAGGACTGTTGTTGAAAAGCCTTTAAGCTCATCTCCAACTAGCCTAATTGTTCTTGCAAGCTCACTTGGTGCTGTAACATCAAAGTGAGATGCAACTGCAGATGTAGAAGTATTTGTAACAAACCTAGATCCTAGACCTTCTGCATATCCAGGTATATTGTCAGCAATCATTCCATTAATAAGACCAGCGTACTTCTTGCTCATCTTAGTTGGAATTACTGTTTCACCTGGCATTAGTAATGCTAGTTCTGAGTCTTGATTTCCTGTACCTCCAACTACTGCTGGCTTTCCATCCGCTCTCTTTTTAATTGGACCACGGCCTATTGGCATAGCTGTTGGCATAAAGTTTCTTTGTGCTGCAATAGATCTTGTGTATGCTCCAGTCAGCTTATCTACTGATGCTGCTTCTGCAGTAAATGTTTGTGCAAGATTTCTATGAACCTGATCAAGTGACGCTGCGACGGCTGCAGCATTTCTTTGCTCAAGAGTCATGTACTTAACTTCAGTTCCTAGTGTTGCAGATGACTGACCAGTTTTATTAAACAAGGTCTTTATTGCTGTAAAGCCCTTAATTATATTTGCAACTCCGTTTGCAAGCAAACCAAATGTCATAAGCAATACTGGTCCAAGTCCAGCAACTAGTGCTGTCATTGTTACAATTATCTTTTTGGTTCCGTCTCCAAGATTATTAAACTTATCCAAAATCTTTGTTACAAATTCAGCAATAGGTGTTACCGCCTTTAAGAATTCTTCTCCAACTGGAACAAGCGATAGCTTTAAGTTTTCAACAGCACCCTTAAACTTATTCATGGCAGATTCTGAAGTCATGCCTAATTCTTTTTCAGATAATGCAGCAAGCTCTTGAACAGATGAACCAGCTAAGTCAAGAACACGAGCTGCCTGTGTTCCTTCTTTTGTTACGTTTGCAAACAGTGTAGAAAGACGAGAGAACTGAAACTTACCAAACATCTGCTCAATAGCCTGTGCTCTGTTAAGTGGGTCAAGCTGATTAAGTGCTGTAGCAAACTCAATAACAGTTTTCTTTAGATCTCCCTTATTATCAACAACGATCTTCTTTGCATTAATACCAAAACCTTCAAGCATTGCTGCTGCTTTACCAGTCGGATTAATTAAAGATGCAAGACCAGACTTAAGTGCGTTAGCCCCCTCTGATGCATTAATTCCACCTTCCTTCATTGCAGTCATAAAGAATGCTAAGTCTTTAACATCTCCACCAAGCTGCTGAACAATTGGTGCTGCCTTTGGAATTGCTGTTGAAACATCGTCAAGAGATAATACAGTTTGGTTTTCTACTGCGTTGAGAAAGTCAATTGATTCTGCAAGATTTTCAGAAGACATTGAGAAAGCATTTTGCAAAGCAATGGTTGTCTCAAGAGCTTTCTGGCTATCTACTTGTCCAAGAATAGAAAGCTTGGTTGCTGCTGTTGTCTGTCTTTGAAGATCTAGTCCTTGAAAACCTGCTGCTGCAGCTTCTGCTGCAAGACCGACTGTTGTTGATACAGCAATTCCATACTTTGTAAACTGCTTACCAAGTTCTGTAATTCCATCTAACGCTGCCTGTGTTTCTGATGCTGGTGTAAATAAATCTCCATAAACTTTCTTAAAACGAATAGCCTGAGTTTCCATATCCATAAATGTTTTTGATGCAGCTGCACCGACACTGATTAATGGAAGTGTAAAACCAACCATGAGCTGACGACCAGCCCACTGTGTATTCTTACCAAAGTTAAGTAGGTTTGTAGAGCCTTGCTTTAAAAGCTGATTAAGTAATGCTTGCTTTTCAGAAGCAATCATTGTCTTTGTTGCAAGATCATTCATGTCAAGAGACAGAGGTCTTACAGCAATTGCCTTCATAGCACCGTTTGCATCACGGCCCATCTTAATGTATTGTGTCTGAAGGTCTTTTACGTTTTCTCTAGCAACTTTATTTATTGTCTCAAATTCAGACTTAAATAATCTACCAAAAGTTTTTGATGCTCCACCAGCATATCTAAAATATTCTCCAAGTGAGAACTTGTTCTTCTCTAAAGAATTTGTGAATGACTCAGTGGTTGTTCTGATTGTTTTCATCTGGGCAGAGAATTTGCCCGTAGCATTAATTGAGTTAATTAAGCCTTGCTGCATTTGAGCGGTAACTGCATTAGCTGCAGCACCGCCCTTTGCCATTGATGTATGAAAGGCTGATATCTGTCTCTGTAAGTTTTTGATATTCGCCAGCGCTTCAGCAGTATCAATACTTACTTTAATATTGGACTGAGCATCAGCCATTCATTACACCTCTTTATTTAATTATTACTCATCTGCATTGCTGGCAAAGAGTGTTGCTGCTTCAGAAATTGGAACTCCTGATGCTACTTCAACAATCTTATACACAGTAGGCAAATCAATATTTTCTTCCAGTGTAGCAAGATCTGATGCTAGCTCTGGCTTGTACTGCTCCATTGCGATTAGTACACATTCCATTAGTAGATTAATTGACTTCTCATTATCATCTACTACATCTGCAATACCCTCAAACTTTTTCATAAACTTTCGTAAAAGTGAAATCTTAAGCGGTCTTAGAGTAATTTCTGTACCATCAATTAGCTTAATCTGTTGTGATTCATAAACAGTTGTTGCCATGTTGATCCCTCCCTAGGTTTACATTAATTATACCATGAGAGAGGGGTCTCTTGCGTCTTCATAATCAAGACCAAGACCAATTCCAAAACCTGCCTTTTGTGCATTAACACCTTGTAATGAAAGAATATCATTGCTATCGCTTGTTGCACCACCACTAAAGACTCTAGCCTTAAGGTTTTCCCATTCCTTTTGACCACGCTCTGAGTCGTTTGAGTCTTCTAAATCAACACCTTGAATAGCTGCAAAGAATTTCTTTTCTTGATAGTCTAGTTCTCTCTTGCTAGATATAATTGCTATTATTTCTGATAAAGATAAAGATGCTTCTAGCTCAGAATAATCTTTCCATATGCCAAGTAAAAAAACCTCAGACTCTAGCTTTGCTAAATCAAACTCTTCCCAAGATGGTCCTGGATCACCCTTCTGAGCTTGAGTCTTTACATCTTCTTCTTCATTAGCACCAATCTTAATATTTCCAGCTATATCTAGAATCTCATGTACAGTTGGCAAATCAATGTTATCTTCTAAATCTTCTATACTTTTTGATATTGATGGATAATACTGTTTCATTGCAATTCTTGTACATTCTAGCAAAACCAGCATTGCTTCATCATCATCTTTAGTATATTTTATTTTATCAAACGCATCCATAAACTCCCTAAGATACTTAATCTTAAGAGGCATTGTTTCTATTTCTGTCCCGTCAAATAAAAAAATATTCTTGGTTTTATATATTTGTGTAGCCATAATCTATTAAGTTTACCACAAAAACAACAAAGCCCACCTCGTTATGAGATGGGCTAAGTCGTATTATTAAGTTTTTATTAGGCTGGTGCCCAAGTACGGTCAACGATCTTACCGTATGATCCAGAAGTATCTTCTGGTAGTAGACGGAATGAAACTTCAAACATTGAAGCCTCATCACGCTTTGCAGATACTGTAACATTTTCAATTGAAAGTGCACGGTATGCTGTGTATACACGCTCTACGTATGCAGAATCCTCACAGTCACCTGTTCCTGGACCAACTGCAACTAGACCACGCTCAACTGGACATTCTCCAATGTCTCCTGCTGAAAGATCAAGTGCTTGACCAGATGAAGTTGCCTTCCCTGATGCTGCACCCAACTTTGAATCTGCAGATGCTAGAGCCAAAAGTAGATTTTCTAATGTAGCTTCAGCAAATGCTGTATTAAGATTAACCTGCATGCCTTGCTTATAAAGCTTAGCAACGTCAAGAATTTGGTCAACCTGAACTTCACCGAAGTCAGGCTGGAACTGCAATTCAAGACCGTTCATTGTGTAACCTACGTTTCTGTAGTCAGTATCAGCAGACAATGTTGTCTTGAATGATGCTGTGCCAACAGGTGCAGTTAATGTACCTGGTGTTAATACACCAGCCTTATGTACGAAAAGTGCTGCTGCGCCAACGATAATGTTGGTAGACGTTCCACGAGTATATGACATTTATTCACCTCTTTCTGTAAAAATAGATATTTAGTTGTACGGCGTTGTGTTTCCTCAACTCAATTATAACAGTGTTTTATAGTATAATCTTGGTTGCCAGCTTTTCTGGCTGCCAGGTGCTTGAGGTCAAGTCTGGCATCTGATGATACTCAAACTCAATAATTATCTTGTTACCGCCATATGTACGGGCTGTACCGAAGTCAATGATGTCTCTTGTCTCCTCCAGCTGGTATACCTTGAAGTTGTGGAAATAGAACATATTATCTATTAGGTCTGGATTCTGCTCTGTGCCTAGGTTTATCTGTCTATTAGAGCACCAGTTATTTACTTCTTCTGCCGTTTCATCAAAACGATCCATGAGTCTAAGAACTGCCTCTTGAACTTTAACCATATTTTCTATGTTGTTGTCAGCCGTGGCATAAAAATAGTATAGTATTTGCTCAGACTTGATGTGTGGAAAACCCTTGCGATTCATCTTAATAAGTCTATCCCATGTACCCATTACCCCACCTGCTGGAAAAGATCCTGTAAGGTCATCCAGTATTGAAGGTGTTGATGGAAAAAATGGAAACTCAATGTCTGTAATGCCAGAAACTCTTTCTTGCAAATACTTGTTAATCCATAAAACTGGTGTATTTAGTAGTGAGTCATTTGCCATTATTTAATCCCCGCATTCGCTATCCATCTGTAACCTACTTGATAGCCCTTGGTCTTACCAGATGACTTTCCAGCTGATAGGTTCTTTCTGTATACATCTGCATTATTAAAGTATTGATAAATACCGCTTGACTTTAAAAATGCCTGAGTAAAATATCTAGTAAAAAATGTATCTACTACTTTCTGGAAAGAGCCAGTTGTTGCTCTTCCTCCAGGTGACTGTACGACAACCTCGCCTTTAGTAAAGACTGTTTCTCCACCATCTTCAAAAACCAAGACGTTTGACTTCTTTGGCCTTATGGTTACTGGAGTGCCTTCTTCCATTATTTTTGCCTTGTTATAAAAAGGTACTGTTGAGCCATCCTTAATTGATGTTGATTGCTTAAATGTTGACACAAACGAAAGGCCAAGGTTGCTTATTGTATAGTTTATATCGTATAGACGTGCATCAGGACTTCCCACTTTAGACCATTCATATATATGGTGTAGCGCTTCTGGATTTACCCTGGCATTTGAGTCTATATATTGTTCTAGTAGTTCTTTTGTCATTACTCCAACATTATTTAAAAACTTTATTTTTCCTGCTTGTACGCCTTCTAAGAATCCAATTGAGTAGTTCATGATATTCTTCATGTCTTTTTTAAAAGCAACGTCATTCATTATAACTTTCATTATAGGTCACTTGCCTGATTTTCTGATCTTCTCAAGACTACTTTGTAGTACTCTACACTGCCAAACGGACCAACTATAGCTTCAGTTGATGCTATTTCATATATAGTTGAGCGTCCGTTTCTTGGACCAGAGGTTTCTAGGTATACGTCTTCTTGCTGTGGTGTTCTTATGTTTGTTACGACTACGTTAGTTACTGAGTTTCTGTTGTTTGATGAGGATACTCTAAGGTCTGTCTTAGTTCTTCCTAATAGTATATTTTCTTTGGTTATATTGACATTTGGCTTAACATCTTCAGATGCTGATTGACCAGTAGGTGCAAAGTTGCAGGCAATAGATCTGTCAAGAATCCATTGCTTCTTTACGTTACCGTATGCTCCCTGATCTACTATTGGATAGTAGACATCTGCAAGCATTGGGTATAAAAAGTCTGTTGGCTCGCATTGCATTAAAGAATACCTATTCTTGTTATACTCTTCTTATACTTATCAAGGATCTTATCAACAAGCATATTTCCAGTACCGTCAAGAACTGTTTTGTCAAACTGAACTCTAAACTGCTCTGTATTGTATGATGTCACATATCTCTTGTAATAGTCTATTTTTCCACACTTGATGTCTTCAATAAGCATTGATGCTGCTTCATATATGTCATGGGGAACAACCTTGTATCCCGTTTCAAGTAAGAACAGGTAATCCCATCCTTCTGGGAAATGTGATCCAGTTGAGAATGTATATGCGTTTTCACTGTAATCTGTATCATAAACATTAAATGAATCTGATGAAGCAGTACTAATAGTTGAGCTCTTTTGCTCAGATCTATTGCCAATCATTCCTGCTTCTTCTGTGTTTTTTATTATTGCAGTTTTATCTTTTGTTAATTCGTATACCCATTCACCAAGAACAGGAGATTCTAAACTTGCATCATAAACTAGTAATGAGTTTTCATATGCCTTTAAGATCTTGTAAGTTCTGTCCCAAATAGGAAGGTAATCCGTTGCTTGTCCAGTCTTATCAAGCCACTCAATCTTGTAGTAGAATCCACCAGTAATTGAGTCAATTATGGCTCTTGCAATTCTTTCATACTGTGCATACTCTGCAATCTCAGATGCTGTTGTTGCTAGTCTGGCAGGGTTTACATATGGTCTTTTTATTTCTAGGTTATCTTCAACAACAATTAAATCTTGATCTACAGATTCCTGGTAAACAACCAGATAGTAGCTATCGTCATACTTAGTAAAATCCCCAGAAACTTCTATAGCAATTTTTGCGTCTGCAGAAGACTCTACTTCATACTCTGCAAGTATGTCGTTTCTGTCTTTGTCCTTGATATGAACTATATGATCCGTATCTGGCTCTGCAACCGTATACGTAACAAGAATAGGATATGGTGGGATTCTTAAGGCTTCCATTGATTATTTACCGTATGCTCTCTTTACTTCTTCTGGAGTTGCGGAACGAACTGACTTATTTGTAAGCCATTTCTTAGATGCTTCTTTGGTAACTATATTGTATCCCCTTGTAAGTTCTCCAACACCGTTCCAGCTAAGGTTTCTTACTGAGTAGACCGCAACCTTTTCAGTAGGTTCTGCTACTGCTATTGGCTCTGTTTTTTCCTTTGGTATAAAATTTAAAATTATTTCTAAGATATCTACTTTTTTGTTTACGCCAAATAAATCAATACCATTTTGCTTTGCATAAGATCTTAGCTCAAAGACAGTCTTATTCTTTAATTCTTCAATTACAGACATATCTCCTCCTTTGATCTATGTAATAAAACCACCGTATTACTTATTAAGGTGTGCTTTAACTTCTTCTTCAGTTGCCAAACGAATGTTCTTGTTCTTAAGCAATTCAGTTGCTAAAGACTTGTCTACTTTAGAATATCCCTTTGATATTCCAGTAAAGTCTTTTGATGAATACAGTCCTACTAAATTCTTATCTTCTTTTGCTGGCTTTGCAGCTGGTGTTGGCTTTGGAGCTTCTACAGGTGCTGGAGCTGGAGCCTCTTCAATTACTGGCTCAACAGGCTTTACCTCAATAATAGGCTCTTCTTTAACTATTGCCTCTACTGTAGGTGCAGTTTCTAACTTATTAAACTCGTCCATTTTTTCCTCCAATATTAAATGAAGTTAATCATTCCACTAAATTATACCACAATATGACTGAGGGAGGCAGTTGTTACGCTGCCTCCCTCGTCAAGTTAATCAGAGATTAGGAATCTGATGCTGCATCTGCGTAAGCAACTGCATCAAGCTCTTCCCATTGTAGACCAAAGCGGACGAATACTGTGTACTCAATTGTGTCCTTCTTTGGCTGGTATGTGCGGTTTACAGTGATATCTCGCTGGAATCCCCATACACGGTTTGAAGGGAATGTAAGATCTACATAACCTGCTGGGTAGTATGGAACTTCCTGAACGTCAACACCAAGAACACGTGTTGTACGTGCTCCACCAAATGTCTGTGCTCCACCATCTAGGTAAGCCTGACGATTAGCCTGTGTTGATCCTGCGATCTGTCCTGCAAATGCTTCAGCAACTGCATCAGCAAGTGTACCGTTGTTCTTAACGATACCCTGGAATGCATCTGTACCAGCATAGAACTTTAGGTTGTTCTTGATTGCACGGTACTTACGTGGCATTGCTAGGATGATATCCTGCATAACAGCTGGTGTCCATGCGTTGTCTGTTACAGTAACGACTGACTCATGTGCTCCACCGTCTGTCTTAACACGGTTTACGAAACCTTCCATAATGTTAAGGAATGCGTTTGATCCTGTTCCTGTACCATTAATAGCAAGATCTTCAATATCATTTGCAAATGCATTGGTCATCAAGCGAACTAGATGATCCTCAAGTGCTGCGCCTTCAATATTGTCTTCTAGTGCTTCTGTTGAAACTTCCCAGTCAAGACGAATCTTCTTGGTTGTAAGTTCTACCTTAGAGAATGTTGCACCTGCATTTTCAAATGTAGGCTGTGCCTGTGCTGCTGCACGGATGACACGCTCTCCAACGTTGACCTTCTCAAGTTCCATTGTGTTAGCACGCATTGTAACTCTACGACCATCCTTGGCTAGTACAGTTGCATCCCATACATAATCAATGAAGCGACGAGCCTGCTCTGGTGCAAGGATACCACCTGGTGTACCAGTTGGGTTTACTGCGTTTGCGCCTGTTGTTAGTCCGTAGTTTGCTGTAGCAATATTACCAAGCGAAGCTGCTGGACTTAGATTTCCGTCAGGTCCTTGTGCTACTGCACCACCAATTCCACCTGATACGGCAACGCCATCACCTGTGGGATGATTAAAAGACTTTTGAAGATCTGTGTTTGTTGTTTCTGACATATTGTTCACCTCCTAGTGATTTTGTTTTAGTTAAATAGGTCGGAATTTGTGAGGAAACGTCCGCCCCATAGGGATTTCTGAATCACTTTAGGTGATTCCTGTACAATCTCGCCGAGATCGCCAGACTTGCGGAAAGCGGTATCTGCAACTACGGCATCTACGGTCTTTCCAAACTCATTAAAGCTTCCCTTAACTTCCTTAACTTCCTCTGTTACGGATTCAAGAGACTTTGTAATTGCATCAACGTTGGCTTGCATAGCCTTTACTGTTGCTGCAAGATCGCTCAAGGCATTAGTTACAGAGTTCTGAATTTCAGAAACTGCTTTGGCAACTTCTGCTGTTGCTGTTGCAACCTCAACGATTGCTTCGTCAGCCTTCTCTGTTACTTCTTCAATAGAAGGAGCACTAACCTCTTCAACAACTGCATCTGACTTTTCTGCTACAACTTCTTCTGTAACTTCTAGTGACTTTGCAACTGCCTCTGCAGGAGCCTCTGGAGCAACCTCAACTTCATTAACTACCTCTGCTGCTGGTGCTTCTGGAGCATCAACAACTGCTGTTGTTTCTTCTGTCATAGGATTATCCTCCTTTGCTATCTTAATTGTTCTAATGCCTTTTGCACTATCAACTAAGAACTTTATCATTTCTGTTTTTTCTGAATCATTTTTTTCAACAAAACCAATGTTTTTCATTTCTTCGCCAGTGACTGGACTTACCTCTGATTCATTTGCTGACAAAGTTACTAGGCCAGACTCTGAATCGTAAAATACATTTTCAACAACTACATTAACTGATGATCCTGTTAGTGTGTCTACTCCGTCAACCTTTTCAACGGATACAATATTTGCAAACTGATTTGCTGGGGAATCTACAAGACTCAACTCAATCAAATCGTATTCCTTAATAACTCTAATTGTCTTATCTGCTTTTTCATCATATGCATCGTCCCACTTGTTCATTCGTCCCCCAATAGAAAAACCAGTGTATGTACCATCAAGAACCTTTTCCCAGGCATCCTGTGCGCCCTTTGAAATATAGGCTGAAACAAAAACACCCTTGTAGAACTTTTTTGATTCTGGATCAAAGTACTTTTCTTCTTTAAATGAAACCATCTTGCCTACTGCTGATGGCTGATGCATTTCTCTAATGTTACCACGGAACTTTGCAAATGCTTCCATTGATGCTTCTGTTGTAACAATATCATCTTGCTTATCAAGGTTGTCCAAAGATGCAAATCCAGAAACAATGCGCTTCTCTTTGTCTACTTTTGTAAGAGGCATTGACAGACGTACATTATCGCCGTCTGTTGACCAATGTGCTTTATTTATATTCATGACGATTCTATTATACCAAACCTTTTAAACGTTTTCTCAACTATTGAGACGCTCTACCTTCACCCTGTGGATTGCGTCCAGTTGTGGTTGCAGGTCCATCAGATTGACTATTATTTCGTTCAGTATCTCTTGCTCTGTTACCAGCTGAATTTGCTCTAGCATCTGTTGCTTGTCTTGGAGACATTTCAAATGGAGTATCTCCGTCTGGATGCTGTGGAAGACCAATTGCTTCACGAGCTTCATTTGGCATCATTACCTGAGTCTTAACATATCTTTCCAGAATCTGTGACTGAGTAATTTCATCTGTAAGTGTAAGTTCGTTAAACTTTAACTCAAGGACATCTGTCTTTTCTTTAATGATCTTATTGATGACTTTATTAAGGTGCCCTTGAGCAGGACGTGAAACTTGCTCTTTAAATGTTCTGTCTTGTGCAATTGATGCTGCGATTGCTGCTGAGTCAGTACCGCCAAGTTTTGAAATTGGCACCTGATGAGCAACAAGAATATCGTCACGATTTTGCTTGCGGTACTCCTTAAATGAACCATCCTGAATACCGTTTTCAATTGGCTCCATTTTAAACTCAACCTTATTCTGATCAGTATCTCCAGGAAGAGGAATATAAAGGGTTCTATGAGACTGTGCTTTAAGACCTGTCTGTAAGAAGCGAAACATCTTGTCCTCTGCTTCACCAGAAAGCTTTGCGCCCTTTAGGGTTACGACATATCTTGGAACAGCTTTATTCTCAAAGTAGTCAATGTTATATTGTGATGCAAGTTGATCACCAATAAGTGAAGGAAGTGCTGCAATAATGTCAGGAATTCCATAGAAAGTGTTTAGTGGAGAATACTCCTTGATATGAATAATCTCATTTGGTCGTGGATCTTCTGTCACTGGATTAGGATTGGTTGCACCAAAGTTTCTAAAGTAAACAATCTTTTGTGCAATGATCTGCATGTATCCATCACGCAAACGTCGTACACGAATTGTTGTTGATGGTATATGACCAACATAGCCAATATCTCCATTTACTGTACGACCTATTTCAAGGTACCCATTTCCAGTAGACTCAACATCTGTGTAAACCTTTTCCATTGTTTTGGTAAATGAATCATCATCATTAAGGTTTTCTAGCCAGTCACGCATTTCAAGCTTCATTCTTTCCATACGCTTGCGTGCTTTATCTGTAGCACTTTGCTCTTTACCCTCAAAGGAAAGCATAGTACGATCTGTTGGTTCAAATGAATATCCAAGGCCAACAATGTTTGCAACCTTTGCATCAATAGCAGCGTGGTTAGCAAAAGATGTATCATAAAAATTTGCAAGTTCATATAGATTATATGGAGGAGTAATTACGTCAAATAGTCCGTAACCATTTCTATATACCGTTCCAGGATTAATCTGCTTTGATGAAGCATCTACTCCTGATGGTGTAACATTTGCAGAATCTAGATATGCTGCATTATTTACATCTGCAAACTTATTAAGGTTTCTTGCTGTTCTACGACGAAAGTTTTGCTCTAGTCCAGAAAAGTCTTTAAGCATTTCCCATGACTTGTTAAATGGGTCCTGGTCTCTAAAAACATTTTCTTTTTCATCTTGCGTGTTTAAACTTGCAGAGATATACTGATACTCGTTATTATCCATTTTCGTACGCTTCTCTTCCATGTGTATTGAGTGTATCCTTTGCAGCTTTCCAAGCACCTAGGTCATTTTTAGATGGGATTAAACCATTAACCATACGATCAAGCTGTTCTGAGTGCTCTTCTTCTGAAATACGTGTAAGTCCAGGAACAAAGATTGCTTCTCCATCTCCTGGATCACCATAGTACTTAGCTGCATTCTTTAGCTCAGCTATCTTTGAAATATCACTACGCATAGACTCAAT